TATGTATGAGTATAAACACATTCATCAAGATAAATCTATAAATTTAGATGACTTTAAAAAAGCTTTAAAAGATGTTGTAAGTGAAAATGGTACATCAGAGGATAATCCAATACTAAAAGAAATTAATCAATGGGTTGAAAAAGCAGAATCTAATGGTGAGATGAGGTGGAGTCAAGTTACAAACAGTGTTGATTTTCCATTGTTAAAACAAAGAATGGAAGAACCAATGATGGTTGAATTTACATATACTAATAATCAACCTGCTACAAATAAAACTCAAAAGATAAATGATAATCCATATGGTTGGGGAGATTATCACAAACTACGAAATCAACTTTCACATAATGAAAAATTGTATGAAACTGTGTTCACACAAGATGGTAATAACTTAGAATACTTTTTAAAAGAATCTAAATCTAATCCATTTTTCAGCACTGATGGTGTAAATTTTTTAAAAAAACAATATTTTGCAACAAATGCTCAACCAACGAATCAAGAATATCATGGTGAAATAGAAGCTGCTTTTCTAAAACTATTAATGACATTTATTGATGAAGAAGGTAATATTGATTTTAAAACTAATGGAATTGCAAAGAAAGACCTTAAATTAATAACAGATGGTTCTATGTATCCTAATTTAGAATTGTATGTTGCTAAATGGAATAAATTAGATGAACAATTAACTCAAAATTTTGAAGAAACTAAAACTGATATAGAAAAACTAAGAACATACTTTTTTGAATATCTAAAGGGTATAGAGTCATTGGCAAAATCTAAAACTAAAAAACTTTATCAAATTAATAGAGAGTTTGCTCAAGTAGCTAAAGAACATGGTGAAAAGTATAATCACTCGAAACAAGTTTTAAATATCAAAGATATGAGATTGACTAAATTAGAAAATGCTTTATGGTTTATGAAAAATTCAATAATATTATCAGAATTATATAGTGATAAAACAGGTCAACCAGTATCGGGTATATCAACTGATTATGTTAATACTTTTTATACAAACCTTGATAAATTTTTAAATGATACTTCTAAAAATGATTTACTTCGTAGAGGCAGTTCTTCAGATACTCGTTATGATTATTTACAATTGTGGAATAGTCAAGTATTTAAAATTTTAAGTGATAATTTAAAAAATACTAAAGTAACAACAG